CCGATGAAAAAAAACAGGAAAATAAACTTGATCGAATATCCGGCATCTGATATCGTCACTAGTGCTGGTGTGAGAGGTTAGGTCATGATTCAGTCTCCGACAGTTGATCAAATCAAAACAACGAGGCAATCGCTAGGGTTGACACAGTCAGCCGCAGCACGGCTGATCTACGTTGATCCGTCGGCGTGGATGCACTGGGAGCGTGGGAAAACGTCGATGCACCGGGCGTTCTGGGCTCTGTTTTTAATCAAGTCGGGGCTTTGGGAGGTGGGGAAGTGAGTAAAACAGATTGGCCAGCCAGTAAGGTTGAAATGCGTAACGTATCGGAGCTTGTGCCATACGCGAATAACAGCCGCACGCATTCGCCGCAGCAGGTAGACCAGATTGCGGCTAGCATTAACGAATGGGGCTGGACTGTACCTGTCTTAGTAGACGAGAAAGGAATGCTAATCGCTGGTCACGGGCGCATCATGGCGGCGCAAAAACTGGGCATTGATAAAGTGCCAACCATAACTGTAAGGGGCTGGACTGAGGCGCAGAAAAAAGCCTATGTGATTGCGGACAATAAATTAGCCCTTAATGCAGACTGGAATTTGCAGGTGTTGACCAGCGAGATAGATAGTATCGCAAGGCTTGACTTCGACATAAGTAAACTAGGGTTCGATGATAACGAATTATCAAAGATGTTTAATGATGTCTTTGGAGTAACAATAGACAATGATTTTAAAATAGAAGAAGAGCTAGAAAGCATAACAGTAAAATTCTCTCCAGACGTAAAGATTGATGTAATAAACGCAGTAACAACAGCAGTTAAAGATATCCCCTCAGCAGAGGTGTGGACTGGTGAGTAAATTCAATGGCGTAAAGACAGACAATGCGCCAATAGCTGCAAAGCAACAAATAAGACTATCAATTCTTGATAAAATCAAATCTCCCAGAGTGTGTGAAGTGTTCTGTGGCACAGGGGAAATGTACAGGAGTGTCTGGCATAAAGCAGATGATTATATAGGGATAGATAGAAGAAAGTTTTTTGATGAAAGAAAGACTATCTGTGGTGACGCAGAAAAGGCAATAAGAAAAATCAATCTTAATGAATACAATATATTCGACATAGACGCATATGGTAGTCCTTATAATATTCTTTCGTATATTGTTCAAAATAGAACCGAAAAAGGAAGTGTTGCCTTTATCCTAACAGATGGAAGTGCAATGGATTTAAGGTTAGGTAGGGTAGGCAAGGGCTTGAGAGAGTTAACTGGAATAAAAAACCACATACTTAAACGTGCTTCAAATGTGCACGACGAACTAATAATTGAAGTCGTGAAAAACATAGAAAAAATCACAGGAAAGAAATCAAGCAATTTTGTTATTGCAAAAGGAAAGACAGGCGCAGCAATGAGATACTACGCCTTTGTTCTTAATGATGCTGTTTAGGCCTCATCTCGTTTTGATATCCTTCAGGTAGATACATTTGTAAGTCTTGCTTGATATAGTGTGCTTTCCCGAGAGCGTTTAGCTTATCAATCATTTTGTGAGTGTAGTCTTCCCAGTCTATCCCATGGTTTATTTTCACATGATTGACTTTCCCGACTTTATATAAATCTACAAATTCGTGCGTTGCATCTACAATAGCTAGTGACGATTCTGCGTTAAGCGTAGGCTCAAGAGAGACCCACGTAAATATGCCAGCATTATGGAACTCCTTGAGAGCAGCAATTCTATCGTCAGGAGACGCAGCACCTGGCTCCCATTTTTTTTGAAACGACTCATCGAGACTTGTCATAGTTGTAGCGAAAGCGTCTCTGTCCTTCCTGAATAGATCAAGATCGCGCAATGCTCTTGTGCCACCTTTTGTTAGTGTGCAAAACCCCATGCCGTATTTTGCTAAGATTTTAAGAGCTTCCCGCGTCTCAATATGGTGCTCTGGACTATATGGGTCGCTCGTGAAGCTGAGCATAACCTGCTCTTTTATACCGAGAGCATGATATTTTTTTGCATCTCGCTCAATCATGTTTAGAATATTGCTTCTAACGGTTGCGCCTTTGTTAAACTCGCTCCTTTTCTGCTCTGTGACTAGCGGAACGTAGCAATAAGCGCAAGCATGGCCGCAGCCACGATAAAGGTTTAATGATAGCGGCGCATATTCACCAGCTCTTCCCTTTGGTCTATAGATTGTGTTGCACCCTTTCACTGTGCCATCATCATTTAGCACTGCATTAACAGGCCTCCCTCCTAACGCACCGTTAGCCTTAGATGATATTTTCTTTGCGTCGCTCGTAATGATGCCACCCAATCTTCCCGCTTCTGATACTGAAATCATATCTATTCTCCCGCAATTTCTTCAATTTGATAAGAATGAATATACCCTTGATTTGCTCTTAACTCGTTGAACGCTTCAAGTTTTTTGTCGTCTGCATAGATGTCTCGAAACATTTGCTCGATACGCATTACTTCTTTGTTTTCACTGGCTGCTTCGTAAGCTGCTTCAATCATTTCATCAGTAAACCCATCAGATATATACCCTCCATCACTGCCAAAAATCATCTCATTATTTAAGCTGCAAAACTGGAGATATGCTTCTTCATTGCCTGTAGAGACCACAAATCCTTGGACATACTCGTTGTATTCAAATGTGAAATTGCTCATTTTTAACTCCTTCTGTGTCGTTTCCATCATGCACCTCCAAAAATCATATTGCACTTGTTTGTTTTCCATCATGCACCTCCAAGAGTTTTCATCGTTGATCAACCAACAAAGCAATAATAATCGAACCGCTTGGACATGTCAAATCTCTAGACGTGTAAAAGTGAAAACATTGACATTTGTCATATTATCGACCCGAACCCTTGAACATCATTGACAATAAATCCGAAACAAAAATATGACCAATGATCTAGAAACCAGGAAAATAAACTTGATCTGATATCCGGCATCTGATATCGTCACTAGTGCTGGTGTGAGAGGTTATGTCATGATTCAGTCTCCGACAGTTGATCAAATCAAAACAACGAGGCAATCGCTAGGGTTGACACAGTCAGCCGCAGCACGGTTGATCTACGTTGATCCGTCGGCGTGGATGCACTGGGAGCGTGGGAAAACGTCGATGCACCGGGCGTTCTGGGCTCTGTTTTTAATCAAGTCGGGGCTTTGGGAGGTGGGGAAGTGAGTAAAACAGATTGGCCAGCCAGTAAGGTTGAAATGCGTAACGTATCGGAGCTTGTGCCATACGCGAATAACAGCCGCACGCATTCGCCGCAGCAGGTAGACCAGATTGCGGCTAGCATTAACGAATGGGGCTGGACTGTACCTGTCTTAGTAGACGAGAAAGGAATGCTAATCGCTGGTCACGGGCGCATCATGGCAGCGCAAAAGCTGGGCATTGAGCAAGTACCAACCATGACCGCCACAGGCTGGACAGAGGCGCAGAAAAAAGCCTATGTAATCGCAGATAATAAACTTGCTCTAAATGCCGATTGGGATACGGAGCTGCTGAGCATAGGACTGCGAGAACTGCAAGAGCTTGATTTTGATTTGGAGCTTACTGGTTTCTCACTGGATGAGATTGAGGAGCTACAGATTGAAGAAATCGAGGGGCTGGTTGGTGAGGATGAAGTGCCTAAGCTGCAAGACGAGCCAGTAACCAAGCCCGGCGATGTTTGGCTGCTTGGCAAGCACAGGCTGATGTGCGGGGATTCAACTGACGGCGGAAGCGTTGCAACACTGATGGAAGGCAGATTTGCCGATCTGGTATTTACTTCCCCGCCATATAACGCAAACACGCGAGTCAAAGATGGCTGCATATTCTCCAGCAAGAAGTCAAAGAAACTTTACGGCGAAGGATATTCCGACAACTTGCCATCAGCCGAGTATATTGATTTCACCAAGCGGGTGCTGGAAGTATGTTTTTCGGTCACTAATGGATTCATTTTCTGGAATGTCAGCTACAACGCAAACTCGCGCTTCGAATACATCAAACAAATCGAAGATCGCCTGCCGTTTTTGATTGAACAAATTTGCTGGAAGAAGTCATCAACGATTCCCTTTACGAGTTCGCTGAGGCGTGATTGGGAGCCGATCTATTTATTCTCGACGACCGGCGAAATGCTTGCCTTGGACGAGGTTGTGAGCAACTTCTGGCCGATCAGCAACAAAAATTCGCAGGCAGATAACCACAAAGCATGTTTTCCTGTAGCGCTTCCTGAAAAGGGCATAAGCATCGTCAGAAAAAAGACAGGGATCGTTTTTGATCCATTCGGAGGCAGCGGATCAACTCTGATTGCCTGTGAGAAGACCGGCCGACAGGCCCGTCTAATGGAGATTGACCCCAAATACTGTGACGTAATTATCCGCAGGTGGCAAGATTTCACAGGTCAAGAGGCGGTGCTTGAGTCTACAGGTGATTCGTTTGAATCGATGAAATTGAGGCTCTAGATGACCCTAACTTCCAAGCAAGAAAAATTCGCACAGGCGGTCGCTTCGGGAATGACCCAGGCCGACGCCTACCGACACGCCTACGACGCCGAAAATATGGCAGATTCGACGATTTGGTCGAGGGCTAGCGAACTGGCCGCAGACGGTAAGGTTTCGGGAAGGATCAAGGCCCTCCAGGAGGCCCTCCAGGAGGCCGCCACCATCGCTGCTCTATGGTCACTGGAATTGTCGATAAAAACAAAGCGTCAGGCCCTCCAACTGGCCCTGGAGAAAAAAGACCCCCGGGCCATCATCCAGGCCAGTGAATCACTAGACAAGCAATACGGATTTGAGCCAGCCCTAAAAGTCGATATAACATCCAGCGACGGCTCGATGTCCCCGAACAAGCGCCGCCCGTTCGAGGATTTGACCGACGAAGAGCTTGACGAAGAGCTTGCCAGGCGCGGCCTCAAGCGGGCCGATATAGGATTATGAGTTGGGAAAATGTCGACATTGTTGAAGAGGCCAAAATCCGTGCCAGTCAACGTAACCTGTGGGACTTTCGCAAATTCCAACATCCCAACCTGATTCCCGGCTGGTTCCCCCGTGTTTTATCCGGCAAAATCCAACAATTCTGGAACGACCTGCAAGCCGGAAAACGACCGATCTATATCATCTGCACACCGCCCCAGCACGGCAAATCCTCGGCAATTACCGACGCCGTGGCCTGGATTGCCGGTCAGGACCCGTCAAAAAAGGTTATTTTCGCCTCGTTTTCCGACCGCCTGGGGGTCCGCACCAACTTGGCTCTCCAGCGGATATTTGACAGTGAGCGCTATCAACTAACCTTCCCCAAGACCAAGATCAACCAAGCCAACATTGTCTCGGTCAGTAGCCAACACCGCCGCAACAGTGAGCTATTGGAGTACGTTGACCAGGGGGGCTATTTTCGCAATACCACGGTAGGAGGGCCGATTACTGGGGAATCGCTCGACATCGGAATAATCGACGACCCCATCAAGGGCCGGGCCGAGGCGCAGTCCGAGACGATCCGCAACAAGACCTGGGACTGGCTGATGGACGACGTTTTTTCTCGATTCTCCGACAAAGCCGGGCTGTTGCTTGTAATGACCCGCTGGCACGTTGACGACCCGGCAGGGCGGTTACTAGCCAATCGTGATGACGTGACCTTGATCCGATTCCCGGCAATCGCAGAAACCGACGACGAATACCGCCGGGCAGGTGAGGCACTGTTCCCAGAATTCAAGTCGCTTGATTTTTTACTGGAACGCCAGGCCGAACGAGGGGCCGCATCCTGGGCTAGCCTGTACCAACAAC